GCTAGCCTCTATCCTAATGGATCGCTCATAATTTTTATCTAGCCGTAAAAAAGCTAAGAAAAACGAAGACATCCACCGGAGCACGAAATTGTCAGAAAGAGCTTCTTTTGTCGGCACCTTAGGTGTTTGCCATTTCACGATTTTAGCTGCTTAACTATTAAATAACTGCTAATTACCGATAATCTCATTTTAGTTTTTAGTATGCTATTTACTATGTAATTACATGTAAGCCTATATTGCCGCTTCCTGGAGGCGCCGAGCGCGTACAAATCTACAAGCCAATTGGTTAACCTTATATCTTTTGCGGCATCAGAAGTCCAAGTAGCCCCCTCATCATCCGTATAAGATATCACTACGAAAATTGGCAGCCCCTCATCATCTTGTACGCCAAACCTTACCCTCAACTTAGAGTGAGACATCCTGTTTTCATCTTGCCCAACTATATATTTCGACAGCATAGAAAGATTTTTATCTGAGTAGACCGATCCTGAGGCGTTAGCTAATTCACTGTTATGGCCAAATTCATAGTTGTGTATTTCGTTTGAGTTTATCACGGAGCTAAATCCGCTAAACTTGTTTTTGTATCTTATAACAAGATTTAATTGCCCTTGTGTTGTCGTGCCAACCAGTCTGCGAGAAATGCCGCTAGACCCCTTGCTCACGTACTGACTGAAACCGAGTGACCCAGATGCCTCTTTAGACCACAGACCGTCATCTATGTTGTAGACCCAAGTCCCGAGGTCAGAATCGCCGAAGTTAATCACGTAAAGATTTAATCCATTACCGCTAAGTCCGCGCGAAGAAGCCCCCCGAGCCCAATCAATGTTCCCCCCCAAGTCGGAAATTTTCCGCCTAAGAAAAGCTGGGGTTATGGCTTTCAGGTTATATCCAGATGTGATATATATATCAATCTCCCCTAAGAGCCCCACTCCTAAAAACATAAATCCATCGCCTATCCTGATTAAAGTTAGTCGAGCGAACAAGCCAATGGAAATTTTTGAGTTGTCATTGCGAAGTAAGGGAAATCCACCGCTGCCAGCGTTGTACCACCTCGAAATGCTCTTATTAAAAAAGACCCACATCTCGTTTCCGTCAGAAGTTATATCAATTATCGAGCTGGAATCCCCAGAAGGGGCGGCAAAAGTTAACGCATTAAATGCTGTGCCGCCTAGCGCTGTTGAATATATTTTACCTAGAGCATCTAGGTAAAAAAAGAATCCATCTAAAAATGTTATCCCAAAGACCCCGGTAGGCATAATCGACGAAGAAATCGTGTCAATAGACGGGCTAGAGCCTAGGGTGACAGTGACAATATCGTCTTGACCTACGATGGCGATTAAAATTTTACCTCCGCTGTCGGGCTTACCCAAAGACCATAAAACGTTGGTGTTGGCAAGAGCGTGGAAAGGTAAGGCGCCTATATCGTCAATATCCCCCCCGGTCGAAATACTATGCAAGACACAGCCCCCGAGGCGGTTTTTTTTATGAAGTACACCCTATCCGAAAAGAACGTAGATTGTGCGGCAACACAAAAAACACTAAGAATCTCATCGGTAGGGTCTCCGGTCTCATAGTGTAGCTCGGTACCTGGGAACTTTTCAAAAATCAGGGTGTTAGTGCTTTTATCTATAGTCGGGATGGCGTTAATGCAGCTTTCAGCCGACACTGACTCGTTCCAACTCTCGCCAGAACTACCGAATAAATCAACCTTCATTTTCGGGGATCTGTAAATCTTGGATTAGACCTTTGATCATATTTTTACCATCTCCGGCTAACATTGCTAGTTCTTGGTTCACTGCGACTCCATATTCTGGGGCAAGATCGATAGCCAGATTCATTGTTAGCGCGCGAATCCAAGGGCCCGGCAAGCTGATTTGTGTCGTCGAAGCGACAAGAGTGGCAATTTCCTTGAGAGATGTAATAAACAATGTCATCGTCGCATTAGTAGCCCTATCAAACTTGATAACCGCGCGAGTCATATTATCCGGGCTAGTAGGCTCAAAATAAAATGCCTCTGGCCTGCCTGACGTCACCCCTTTAGATGTTATTGCAGCAAATTCCTTGGCCGTTATTTCTTTCAGTACATGATCTATATTATTGCTATCACGAAAAAACATGGCCTCTATTTTTACCGGCTTATTTGGGGTGTTGAGATTAGCTAAATTGCCCATAGTTTGTTCGTTTATTGATGCCGTGACCGTAAAGTTCTCTGTCTGTTTATATGGTAGTAAAAGCGCCTCATAAGACCATGATGACAATAGTATGTTAAGCCCGTCCAATGCAGCTTGAGTCTGGTCTGAGCTCGGTGTCGCGCCAACAGCTAAAACGCCAAGCTTTCTTAGCGATCCGTTTATTACGTCATTACCTGTAGCCATTTAATAGTACTCCGCTGGATATGTTTCTGCTGTGTAGTCTTGATTTAGCCCTTGGACTAACTGTACAAAACCTGCCCTTTCTTCCGATTTAAGCTGCCTATGTTTATCTCTAGAAACGACAAACTCATTTATCGCTTCGGCCGACACGATCTTTTTCATAGGCTGAATGGCCCAGCTCGGTAAGTCACCATTGATTAGCCATGTCACTAAGCTGTCATTCTGAAGATTTCCGTAAACTGTGTCGTAGATCACAGAAATAGCCGATACATCCGTGTTAGACGCAGTTTGCCCAACGCGAATCTTTCCGATATTCCGTAGGACTACGTTTAAAAAATCGGCTTTAGTCATCGATTAGCTCAAAATGGCTGTTGCCGATTATTTTCCCTAAAATCAATTGAGATTCCACCTCGACTGGATCTCCATCTAATTCAAAAACGACGCCAAAATGGCTGATTTCTTTTGGGTCATCTTCACCTTCACCGACAAACCGGAACTTAGGAAATGTCGGCTCTGGGGCTGACAACCCTGCGTCCTTTTTCTTTTCTGATTTTTTACTCATAAATACGCCCCTAATAGTCGGCGACAACCAAACTAAATTGTCGCCGACTTGGTTAATTAAACGTCTGCTACGCTAGATACATAGCCAGTCTTAACGGCCCAATCTTTTGCGTTAGCACTCCCTTGCCCATATTGGATTTTGTCTACGCCTCGAAGCTCCAGAAAGCCAACGCCATAACGGAAATCGTAGTCAGTTTCCCTCCGTAGCGTTGTTTTAGTACGTCTGGCCCAAGCAATTCCTAAAGCCTGGGCGCCACATAGAAACACCGGAGTAACATCGATCCCGCTATTACCTACACCTGGTAACATCCCAATTTCGGGGATCTCGCGAATCATTACGCCATCCCATTCAATTGACGTAGGCCCGGAAAACAAAGGATTGGCCTTTGATCTAGCCATGGCGTTTTCCCAATATCCGTTGGATACCATCCATGTTCTCATATCGCGGAAAGCATATGAGTTAACAAACATTACGAATGTTTCCATATCCTCGCCAAACTCGTAAGGGCGGATACCCTCACTGTTTGCGCTCGATGCGTTTTGAGCGCGTCGTTTGTACATTGACACGATGTCGCCATTAAGACGATCATTAACCGCATCAACCGTTGCTAAGCCTACACTGTGATCATTGCTTGACCCATTGGCTACCGACGCACCGAATGTGACGCGATCAGCGTTATCGACTAACCAAGCATCTCTTTGCGCTTGAGTCGCCGTGCCGTAGTTAATGCCGTTAATTTTGTGTAACGAGGTAATAATGTCATTTCGCAGATACTGCATTTGCAGGCTTTTAAGCGCTACTTTGCCAGCCTCACGAATGTCGATCGCAGAAGATTGCTCTTCCTCTACGTTTACGACCGTCGCTTGCCGCACAACCGAAATATCGATACGGTGGCCGTCATTTGGCAATGCTAGCTCATTACCAACCAAGTCACTCGTGCCTGTGTTTGGGCCAGAGCTTGAGTCAAGCGCCCCAACTAAAGGCAGAGTGATTGCGTCGCCGTCTTTTTTAGTCAAATCCTCCTTAATGCAAAAAATAGAATTTTGAGATGACCCCATGTAGCGCTTAAATCGATTAGATCGGATATAAGCCGTGTGCGCCTTGGAATCCCATTGTTTTACGCGTAACGCCGCCGCTGTTGTAGTTTCAGCCATTTTGTTTAACCTTAATTATTTAACATATCATCAATAGATGGCGGCCCACCCCATTCGGGATTGCCATTGCCACCCGCTGCTCGTTCTGTTGCCATTGACTGAGGTAATTTCCCCGCCTGCGCCAGTGCCGCTTGGACTGCTTTCTTCGTCGCCTCTTCACCCTTCGCGCGTTCATCTGCGCGTATTTTTGCTTCAAGCGTCACAATGTCAGTGCTTTCAAGCTCCTTCATTTTGCGTTGCTTAGTCGCATGCTTATAGGCATAAACAGCAGGCATTTTTGCTTGCTTAAATTTATCCCAAAGCTCAGGGTTTTGATTTGCCTCAACAATAAAGTCGCCAATTTTCTCATCGAAATCTTCGTGTTGACTTCTTGCAATTTCCTCTGAAAATTCAATTCCTTTAGTGATGAGCTTTTCGTTGAACTCGTCCCGCATTGCTTCTCTTGCTGCATTTGGGTCTTCAAAAAAATCAAGGTCTTCCTTTTTTTCTGCTGCTGTCGTTTGATACTGATCAAGGGAGGCTTTAAGCTGTCGATTTTCATCTTCTAGTTTTTGCCTATTCCCTCGTTCAGCCGCAATGCCAGCCTCCAACCCCAATTCTCGCTTACTTTTATCTTGCTGAGTTTCTTCTGATTCCGGCGTCGAATCACCTTCCGAACTGACTTCATCCGTATTTTCGCCCGTAGTATTTTCTCCTGTTTCTGTGATGCCAGCTTCCCCAGCCTCACCTTCATTTTCAGAATCGATCCCATCAAGGAACTCATCAATCTCAGCCATAACTTTACTCTCCAACAACGCCCGATCAGCGGCGGCCTGTAGCGCCCGAAACCCCGGCGGCGGGTGTAAAAAAGGGCCGCACATGGCGACCCTCTTGAATATTGTTATTTGCTAATTACACCTCAGTAAATTGGCCCTCAATAAACGGGGCGTTTAGCATTTGGTTTATTTCAGCCTCGTTTAAAGCGGCTTTTGACTCACTTTCAGCGGCCTTGGCATTTTTGCCTCGGATATCAGCCTGCTTTTCTTCCATATCTAGCTGCATTTTGGCTTGCCCTGCTTCTGCTTGCTGCTGTTTTTCCTCGTCAGTGCCACTGATACTTTCCATAAATTTTTCTTTGTCTCTTATCTGTGACAATTTAACTACAGCGCTAAGAGGGACATCAGGCCGAGTTGAGGCCAAACTGGCGATTATGTCAAACTGTTCTTGCTGGATATTAACGGTATCCGGCATGTCATCAATAATGATGTCCACGTCAATTTTAGCAGGCTGATTTTTCACTTCGACGACTTGGCTTAGCCTTGGGTCATTTTCAAACTCAGGCGGTATGGCTCCAAATTGCTCGATAACCTTGTCCGCCATTGTCACTGGCTTGTTAATCCCAACCCAGCGTATATTTTCTTCATCGTCAGTAACCCGGAGCCATTTTTCCTCTTTCCAGAATTGCCTGATCATCATCCAAGTAGCTCTATAAATCCTCAAATCTAGCGCTCTTAATCCATCAAAAATAGGACCTATTTCGGTCGAACTTTGTTGTGATCTTTGGATCAGTGCGCGGCCTGACATGTTGCGCGTCTCTTTGCCCGACATCGCAGAATTAACACCATGCGCGTCGATTTCTTCTTTTGCCTCTTGCAATAAAGTAAATTGATTCGCAGCGATATCATTGGTCGGTAAAACGCCGAAATCTTTGCCATATTCGCCGAATTCAATCTCGACGTGACCATCCGGCTTATGCAGCTCTCTTTTTGCCTTTGAAGGGCCATCACTACCAAAAGAACGCTTGTTGCCATAAGTCTGCCGGACATTTGTCAAATGCAGGAATTTAGATCGACGTTTGTTTATCTCATCTTGCAGCCCAATAAGCTGCTCAACCGAGCCATATCTATTACCCTCTCGGTCAACGAAAGCACTCTGAAAAAACAGATTAGACATCGGCTTCCCGTCCTCATCAAGAAACGGACTTTCTTGAGGCTCAACGATAAATCCACCGCGATTAAAATACGCATAGTGCCAAGTGCCGTCATGCAAAAATGATGAGTAGCAAATTTTTATCCTTTTACGGGTTTTATCCCCCCAAGAAATGGAAGGCTTATCTTCGTAAGTGTCGTCACTGTCGTAGTCATATCCAGCTTCGAGAATTTCGGCCTTGTCTTTGCCAAACTTAGCAATGCCGTCAACATAATCCATCCAAATAACGATGCCTTTTTCCTTGGCATCTTCGAAGTCTTCCAGCCTAGAATGCTCGTCCCAATACATTCGATCCCAGTGAAGATAATTGACCGAGATGTTAAACCCATCTTTGCCGGGCTTGACGTTTAACTCATAGCCACCGGTGCCTTCAATTTGTAAGTTTTTGTGAACCCTAGATCGCTTTTGATTAAACACATTTTTATCCATCACATAACGTATCGCATCGGTTGCAGATGCAGCGTCATCGTCATGCTTTGGCGTACGCGGGAATGCCTTGGGATCGGTTCTTATTTGTCGTTCTAGGCCAAGCGTAAAGTCGACTTTAACCTTGATTCGGTTGTTGATAATAATTGGTTGTTTACGCTTTTCGTAAGTCGCAATCTCTTCGTCAGTTAACTGCTTATTGTCATAATAATCCCGGCATCGCTCTGACTTTTTACGGGCATTCCAAGACGCCGTGATAAAGTTTTCGTATCGATCAATTAAGGTCTGTACTTTTATGCCGTCTTCCAAGATTCAACCTCGTCGTTATCTTCAAATGCTTCGTCCCACGTGTCTTTTCTCGTGGTTACTTCTCGATTACTAATATATGGTCGAGACATACAGGCATAACGCCATTCATCCGCGCAATTATGAACGACAATTCCGCCCTCAATAGAAAAGCACTCTCCGTCTGGAACGGTAATACAATAAACATCAGCCTTTCCCGAGTCTTCTACGCTTACGCAACGCACGGGCTTTGCAGTTTTGATGGCAATACTTGCTTTGCGCCTTCTTTGACTTAGTTGTGAAATATTTCTTCTCGCAAACCTCACAGGATTTTTCAACGTCCTTTTTTGCATGGACATCTCGGAGGTTTCTTTCGTAATGCTCAGAGTGCCACTTTCTTCCTTCTTTTGACTTATGCCAAAGCGCGGCAGCCTCTCTTGCCTTGCTGATTGACGCTCTGCCGTTTTTAGCGGACGACTCTGAGTGACACCCAGAAAGATGATCTGACGCAAGCAAGCAGTCGAGGTTGTCAATTTGGTTGTTAGCCCTGTCATGGTCTTTATGATGGACATGATACCCGTCCGGAATTTCTCCGTTATGGAATTCCCACACTCGCCTATGCAACCTATCCCCGCCTTTCTGGAAATATTTCCCACACAGGTAATATCTGACTCCGCTAAACTCTTGGATGGTTTTACTGATAATGGTGGTATGTATTTTAATGATTCTCCCAATAAGTCTTTGGCGTATCGCCACTCATCAGAATCTATCATAAATCTATGCATAGGAGTGCATTTTATGCTGACTCCGTTTGAAAATTTTAGCTCAATTACATCGGCATTTTCTTTTGTCATTCTTGCTCCTCGATAACTCTTAATGCCACCGACAGAATTCACTTTGCCCGACTTAGGTAATTTTTCAATTGCAATTGCCCCATCATAAGTATCCACAATAGTTCCAGCGACAAAACAATGATCCTCAGCTTTAGTATCTAAGTCTTCGGGCTTGTTTATGTCGTGTTGCAAGCTTGGAATTGTCCTTATAGAGTCAGCGCACGTAGAAAACGTAAACAGCATATTGTCTTTCATTCTCGACCGCATTTGATCCCAACCGCCCATGGCTCCATTGCGAGACACCCGCTTGTTATCCGCTGGTGAAAAGCAAACGCCTTGATTCGCCATACGCTCGGCAATAGACGGGCCCCCATCCTCTGCAAATATTGCAGGATCAGCCACTGAGTAATTTATTTTTTCTGAGCTATCTTCCCGCTCAATAATTCCTCGGGCAACCTCGGCAGCGGTGATTTTAAGGCCTTTATTTGGCCCTACCGCCCCGTACCACTCTCTATATCTGACCATGGCACCTCTTGGGATGCCCTCATAGTCTTCGCCAGCAATCGCCCACCAACCGACGGAAAAAGGTGCGGCACTACCCCAGTCAAACGCTCGGAATCTAGTCCAATGACTTGGGATAGTAAATGGCCGAATAACCATTGACTCTTCCCAGCAGTCAAAAAATGCACCTTCAACCGCGTTCCAGTCGCCATTTAGCCAGGCCTTTACTAACTGGTCACTGCCAACTAAGTAGAGCCGATTGATATAATCCGGGTCATTTGCAAGCAATAATTTGTTATTTTGAACTTTTGATGGGATGAACACATACTTATGATCAGCTCCATTCGGTAGAGGCCTTTTTAATATTTTCATCCCAGCAGGAGCAGGGTCAATGTATCTTTTTTTGATCCAATGCTGCCCAGCACCGCCGGGGTTCCCAGTTAAGATTAATTGGGTAGGCGTACCACTAACGCTCCTTAGTACGCCATTTAGCCTGTCGATAGCACGAGAATCAGCATAAATTCCAGCCTCTTCTACGCATGCGTCTGATATGTTTTGGCCTTGATATTTATCGGCGTCCTGAACTCTTTCGAGCGGTCTAAACCTTAACCGACCGCCAGATGGAAACCGCCATAATTTTTTCTGATCATTCCAAATTGCGCCTAATTGACTGTAAATCTGATTGCTGCGCTCAATAGCATCATCAAGCATGGGCAATTCTTTACGAAAAAATATCGCGTTAAATGCAGGCCCATATGTTTCGGCTTTTATCGCATACTTACCAAGTACGCCGTCTGTCTTACCGCCACCCCTAGCCCCGCCATAGAATATTTCTGGAAATGGACAATCGATTAATGCTTTCTGAGGCCCAGCCTGTGGACTCCATATTATTTCCCGTGCTTGGCTTCCCATTCCGCCTCTGATACGGGCTCGGCACTTATCACGCGCTGAACCTCTTCAACTTCCGCTTTCATTTCAACAGACGACAGATTTGGGAGCGTTTTATTTAATAAGATTTCCGCCGCCCTAACTTGACTTGGTGCCATCTCCGTATCACCACTAATATGCTTTTGCAAGCTCTCTACTATCATGGTGGTCTTTATCCTCAACCTCGTTTGCTCAGACAGCCCAATTCTGTTTCTAGCGGCCATAATTATGAGCTCTTATTTTTAACGACACGGAGCTTAGTTGACCTCGGCTCAACCTTGCCGTCGCTCAATGTTATTTTTGTAGTGATAATATACAATCCGGACTTCAATGCCTCGACTTTAGTTTGAGTGACGCCATTATTATTTGACGCATCAAAAAGTCTAATCCCATCATCATCTGCAGAAAACTCAAATTGCAAAATCGTCTCGCCTAAAGGGATCCACACGCCCCAGTCTAACCCGACAGACGTAATCGCCCCGATTTGTAAGTCAGGAAACGCCCTCATTTTGGCACGACATGAATGAATTTTTCATATCTGACGATCATCAATATCGCCACATCAGTAGACATTAAAATCTCTCGGCTTTTGTATATTTGCTTTTACATTTATTTGAGGCGGAGACTTTATGTCCCCGCTTTTAAGGGCGGCTGAAACCGTAATATAGTTGCCATTGATATCAGTTAAGTCTGGGCATAATTTTAAGTATTTAGAAAGCTTAAACTTAATTGACGGCTTGCCTGTAATTTCCACTTTTCCATTTTCATCATCTAAAACAAAAGACATCCCAACCTGTCTGCCATCCATTTCCCAAGCGCCGATGACGATTAAATCATATTGTTTCTTTATTTCCCTTATCGACTTCATTGTCGCCGCGAAATCTTCGGTGTATATTGATTCAATAGTCCATCGAATCATTCTTTTCTTCCTATTCCCCTTAAACTTTCCGGCTTTGAAATATTTTCTAAAAGAAAATGTGCGCCTAAATTTATTTGACAGATTTCCAATTAACTTTTCATTTCTACTTAAGGCCCTAAGGATCTTTCGTCTTCTTTTCCTAGTGGATATTCTTTTTCTTTTTCTTCGTGTTTGTTTAGCAGTATTAAAAGCCCCCTTACTCTTATCGGCGTCTTCTGCTTCGTAAATTTTATCGGTGTTTTCTTCATCAGAGGCTGAGATTGCATCGGTGTTTTCTTTATCAGAAATATAAATAATGTTTATCACAATCTGTTTATCTCCAAGCTTTCTATGCTCCCGAGAGTCTTTAAAACATCAGTGAAATAAGATAATAAGCTGATTTTTTGTTGACCGACAAATGGCACGTCTAAAGCTATCGGATTTGTCTGGCTTTGGATAACGCCATTTAAAATTATCGACATCCCATTATTATAAACAAGTGATATATTGTAATTTACATTAGAGGATAAAGCCGAATTTGTCTGTATAGTGTAATTAGTGCCGCCAGTTCTTACTCTGAATCTCAATTTATTATTGCCTAGTAGCTGAGCTATGATGTAATCAGTGCTACCCCCAATCCCAATGACATACTGGATCACTTCTGGGACTAAATCCTGGATATTTAATGAAAAATCAATACTGAAATTGTTAAATAAGCCTGCCGGAAAATTATACTCGACCGTCATTTTGTCGCGTGTTGCCGAAGAGTTTAGCGTCCTGATAAAATTAGTTTGAGTGTAACCCTCTTCGACTTGAGCTACATTTACAAGGCCGGCAACAGTCAACGTTAACGTCCCTGCGGACGCAGTTATTGTTAGAGGGCCACCGGCAGAAACAACGCCAGTAGATGATCCAGATAAGGTTATAGATCCAGTAGAGTCGTCATCAATAGATATTGTATATTCTTGGGCGGTTGTCGCTATGTTTTGAGTAGCCGGAGTGTAAGAGTTTAAAAATAGATTTGTCGATTCTGGCCCTATTTGAATCCCTTTCAAAGTGGCGCCAGGTATCGGGGTTATAGCGCCCTCTATGATGACGTCATCAACTAAAGATAGATGCGACTCATCACTAGTAAAATATTTAACTCCATCTACATTTGCCCCGTGATAAGGACTTAGCAAAACCCCAGAGCTGACATTTTCAGCCAAATCGGCGCCGCTATAAACCATAAATTCGCTAACATTTATAAATGTAGCCGTGTCAAGAGAACTGCTGCGTCTTATTTGCGCCCTCAAAACCGAATGGCTTTCGGAAAATTGATGGCTTATTGAAAATCTTTGCGGGGTGGTGGACAAAGTTACCCTAAGAGCTGAGGCCTCAAAAGCCCCCCCTACCTGCCGTCCCAAGTTAAGCGATATATCGCCAACCCCTGACAATTTAAAAACCAAATTTACATTTTCTCCAGCTACTACAGGCCTGCTGACGGTGGCGTGCGCCCTAGACCCTACAGCGTCAAGCTCTATATGGCTTACGGCTATGAGCCCAGGGCCATTTTGGGCTACAAAATAACTAGTGCAATCCTCTGTATTATGTGCTGGGTTTACATTAACGAAATTTTCTACTCGCCTCGCACCATTGAACATCACTTCATCTGGTAAGCCGTCAACTTGATTGCCCTTAAAGTCAATAGTCGAATACCCGCTAGCGCAGGAAACATTAGACACGGATCCTATTGACGGCGTAAGTGAGCTTTGAGCGGCTAGCAAAAATGCAACGTTAGATGATGCGCCGCCGAGTACACTACCACCCCAGATTTGAAGCCCTATGTTTATCAAAGTATGCCTTTAATCATCCCGATCAATCCGACATCAGTTGACGCCCCGACCCGCTTAACCACCATCGGGATAATTTCGGGTCGGTCGGTAGTCCATGGCTCCATAACATCCGAGTCAACCGTCATAATATAAATAGTCCCTGCGGCGTTAAGCTTAATTGCCTTGCACGTTTTTAGGATATCGACTGAATTACTCCACTGTGCCTGAGGAATATCAAAATAATCAATCCCTAATTGAGATGCGTCGGTTAGCAACTTGCCGGGGTTAAGCCTTAATTCTTTACTCATTTTTTAGCCTTAATTTGACTCAATGAACTCGATGATGCCCGTCATTTTAAATTTTATGGATCTTGGCGGGAGTGGAATACTGGTTGTCACGCTCTTCGACTTGACAGATTCCATCCCCATTTCATTTGTTGCCGTTACTGTAAATTTTCCAGGCAAGCATTGCTTAAACGTAAGGCTTAGCCCCTTGACTTTTTTCAAACTCTTGTCGTTTTTGTAAACTGTATACCCGGCAACATTATCAGACACTGATGCAGTCCACGACAATACGCACTCTTTGGCATAAGCAGATGACGAAACAACAAGTAAAATAACCAACAAACCTCGAGCTAACATTTATGTTCCCCAACGAAAAAACCGCGCAATTAAGGCGGTTTTAGTGTGATTTATATCCAGTATATGCAGATAAGCGTATACCCGTATATTGGTAATGTCAAGTTTGCTTGTTATACGGCCGTAAATGGCCAGCTATGGCCACTGAATAAAACTGTTATGCCGCAAGCCTTATGAGTATACTTTTAACTTCAGCCTCTACTTTGTCGTTAGAAGGCTCAGTTACTCCAAAGTTGATGCCAATCATTTTTTTTGGGGCTTGATATAAAGTCAAACTAAACCCCTCCCTACCAAATGGCGACATATCAAAAGGTCGATAAACATTGCCAGCTATGACTACGCCATTCGGCAGCAATTTTTCGGCAATGGCGCCTATTCTAGCCAGCGACTCTATACTCATAAGTTACTCCGTAGCAGCGGCATAACAAGGCGCATCAAAGCGGAACGACCTAGCGTTGTTTGTGAGTCGATTTCTGTGGTACTTTTCGACATTGCAATTTCCTTATGTTAATTTAACTTCGAATCGGTCGTCCGTTTATGCGCGACGTTATATTCTTAACTTTTTCAAAGCATCCAACGTTCCGGGGAAAATCTCGTCAATAGGATTCGCGGCTTCATCGTGTTCTTTGATGCATTCACTGCTATGATTGTCATCTCGGCGCTTAGCGTTACAGTTCGTCCCATTGCATGTCTTCTTGGCCTCTTTGTCCCAGCCCTTTTCCCACCAGCAAACACCATTCATATTTGTTCTGCTAACTGGACAATCACTTCTAGGTAGCCCTAAATTAAATGCTCTAACTCCAGACTCTACGATTGTAAATGGTGAGCTGTAATCCATATATGGTTTCATTGCATATCTCCAAAATATAACAAGCAGATCAACGCCGATAAACGGCAGCATTATCTAATTTATTTACGGCCTTGTTAACCTTCTGCTGCGCCCATGATTTAGAGCGCCCCAACAAATCACCTATCCTACTGTAGCTCATGCCCTCCTTAAAATGGGCCCTAATCAGGGCTAGACTATCCCCATCGAGGTGCTTTATTTTCTCATTTAAGTCTTTGACGTCTTTGTCTGGCCCACGTAAAACAATCTGATTATCTAGCTTTTTTGTATTCCTAATCTGAGACGATTTATAATAAGATGATACGCTCGGGTAGCCGATCACATCTATTTTGTTAGACCAGTCCCCCCACTTTTGGCAAAGGTCATAAATATGCCTCCTATTCATAGTTGATATCCTTTATTTCAATCACCGTCTTCTCCTCTTCGCCCTTCGAAATTTTACGACTCTCAAAGGTGACTTTGCGGATCTCGTCCCACGAATCATCTTTAAGTATGCCCCTTTTGACAATGCCATCGATTGCGTATTTTGCGCTAATCCCATCTGGGTCGTGCTTCCGTTTTCGATAACTGATAACGTGGATATCGACGCGTGAATCCAATCTCTCAGCTTTTTCCTTTCCCAATGGCTCATTGCTAATATCCGATTCCAGGTCGGCATTGGGTAAGGCAATGTTATCGTCACATTCATTATCAACCTCGAAATTCTCTTTTATGCCTCGCATGTCATTGATAAGCCTTGAAAAAATATTACATACTCAGTTTGCATGTCCTGATGGTAGAGGACATGCAGTAATAATCGCATTTGAAATAAAATCAGGGCATTGGTACTTATGTCCAATTCTAGGCTTTTTAGCCCACTTACTTTTTACCGAGCAATGCCATCCTCTGCCGCCAGCCTCGTTGAAAAGTCTTTTGCATTTACAGCAGTCGCCCATTTGCTTTAGCGCTCTCACATAGTCAACCAAGCATAAATAGGCACTGAAAATACTGCGACGAAATACCATGCAAGAAATTTCCGCCATGACGATCTCTCAATTACACCAACAAACCCCGCCTCATCATCCCATCGCCTATTCATTAAAACATCTGCTCAAGTATTTTTTTAAGCTGCTCCGTACGTCTAT